ATGCAGAAAATCGCAGGTGCATTTCTGCATCTGTGACAGGTGGTGTGAGGTACTCTTTGTGTTTCGCATCTAATTTCCCAATCAGATGCAGAGGTCACAGCCGGGTGCTCAATCCGACTGCGACCTAATTATAACACTAATTTTGATGGTGAGTAATGTTGCTTGACGTTGCGTTAGTCATCACCTTCTGACAGTTTTTGCATAGCTCCAGCGTAACGCCGCATCCCATGCTCAAGTGCTAACTTCACCTCCTGCTGTGGTGCTGCTGGCATTTTACGCCAGTGCGTAACTGAGTGCGGATCCGGATATTCGGTGCCATCATCCCAGCGATTGCCATTCCACATTGCAGACCACATCTCACCGTCTTCATACATGACCATTACCGGGATTAACTTATTCGGCATCCGCTCGCTTACCGGAATCCATGCACCCGGAGCTACTGGAGACTTGCCATCCTGAACGGTAGGCATATCCGGACCTTTGCGAATCGCCCTGGCAAGCTCGATTGGGTCGTCGTACAACCAGTCACCTGTTTGCGGATGATTAGCCTCTGCCAATTGTGCAGCCCACTCCAGTCCGTCTTTGTGCCCTTGCAGGTAGTCCAGCGGTAATTCATCGCAATTACTTGCAGGTTCGGCACCCTGAAGCATGGCGGCGCGGCAAGCGTTCCAGCCCTCCCACATCCTAACGAAATCATGGGCTAACCATGCGGAATATGCCGTTACTGCATATCCGGTACCGCAGCGGGTGACATGCTTCGGCATTTTGAATGTTCGCTCGAATGCATCTCGCGGATCTTCATCCGGCACTACCGGCGCTCTCGGCTTGCCCTGGCTATCTGACGGCGCTAACGGAGCGTTTCTCAGTACAGTGGCCAGCATTTCAATATCTACTGGTGCAGGCTCAGCACCAAATGCCGCAATAGCCCCATCAATAACCTTCACAGCATCAGCCATTGCGTAGCCGAGATTACCGCCGTCGCTTTGTGCTGCTGCTTTGCTGAGTATTTCGCTTATCTGGTGCAGGCGATCGAGTGATACAGGACCGTGCGCCGGGTGGTTAGTTGTCATGGGTTAGTCCTCGAAATCTTGTGACCTGGCGCGAACGCTCGCGTTCTATCCTTGCTGATACGCCAGCCATGTGACCGCGCCTCTTTTGCGCAACCAGACCATGAATTTCCAATGTACTCGGCAAAATCTGGACTTCCCCATTGCTTACCGGTGCACTCATCGCAGTCGCAGTAGAGATTGACTGTGTAGTTTGCAGCAATCATCTCACTCCCCCTTCACGCCAATGCCAGCGGCGCTAAGTTTGGTATTCACGTCGCCTTCAAAAATAGGCAGCACACCAATAGCAGCAGCCCAGTTTTTAGCTAACTCAGGGTCTGATGTCTCATCGGTGTAATCTGACGCCCTCCACCCAATCAGTCGTTTCCGACCAGGAATGTCAAAGTTTCGCTTCTCCGTTGCTTGCTCTAGAGCATTAAGCAGTGTCCGTATTTCATGCTGCTGAGTAGAGATGGTTGAGTCTTTGGCTTCCAGTTCATCCAGCAGCGCCAGCACGGTGGCGGGGTCGCACAACCTGAAGAACAGCTCATCGGAGTCACCGTTATCACCAATAAATCCGTACTCCATATTTTTATGGTCTGTTTGCAGAACCAAAGAGCCGTCGTTACCGAAGCACTGATATTTGATACTGCCACTGCCATCAATTCTGTCTCCGATGCGACCAGGCGTAGCATTCTCTGCCGCTTCACGCAGCGCCTGTTTGTTGAGTGCTGTCATTGGGCTGCCTCCTTAGCGCATGCGATCTAGTGTTACGCCAGCACGAACCAAGTCGCGGCAATGGCTGATAATTTCCGCGCGCGAGGCTCCGCGCCAAGGTGAATAAAAAGGAGTTTCATCAATAGGAACGCACCAACCGGCCTCCTCATGAGCTTTCATGATCCCGCTAAAGTCCGTGGTGTTGTCGATGAGCCATGAATAGAGCAACCATTCGCAACTGTGGTAATCGCTCTCACCGTAGTAATCAGGGCCGAACCAGATAACCCACTCATCGTGGTAAACAGTTCCGTGATACGACTCGAATGATTCACTTTCTAAAGAGAACTCATTTCCAGATAGACTCGGAAACAGAGAAATCAGTAGCTCTTTCGCGTTTTTAGAAAATTTCTTCTCGATGCGCGCTTTGGTGTGAGAATACTTGCTCATAGCGCGGCTCCTTTGCGAAGTTGGGCAGTGAACTCTTTGGCAACAATCACGTAGCCGCCGCTTAGACTTTTAGCGGCTTGCTCAGCAAACATCTCCACACCCTGCGCCCGCACTTCAGCCAGGAAAGCTTCTGTCGCTGGGGTTTCTGGCTCGTAACCATCGGCGCTGACGTAACGGGTAACCTCCTCTTCGTAGAAAGTTTCCGGCTCGATGTGTGCAACATGACAATCTTTGATAATGAAATTTTTCAGTCCCACATTCTCCGCCGCCAGCTCCCTGCACTTGCTCTCGGCGTTAGCGAGCTGTACTGTCATGTCTGTGAACTTTTTATCCATACCTTCTCGCCCTGCTTGCCACCAATGCCACCATTGGTTTAATGGCTGCATAACGTTCATGCTGTCGAAAGCGTGGTCGTACCCATCCCCCATGCGGGCCTGTTTAATAATTGATACTGGAAGCTTTAATTCTTGCCCCGCTTCATATTCAAATTCTTCACGGTTACTCATAATCCTACCCTTATAAAAAAGGCCCGCTAAGCAGGCCTGTTAATCGATGTTTTTGCGTATTGCATAAAAAAGGACGACTATCACGGCCACGCTTGCAGATAGCTCTGCTATGTAGGCTTCAGTCATGCGCGATTTCCTCTGCCGGTAAACCAATCGAGCGCCTTTACAATGAGTGGGTTTTCCCACCATTCATCAATCCAGCGACGTTCGTTTTTGTCTCGATAAAACTCTGGCCCGCAGTAGTCATGCCATGACATGAAAACGCAGGTTCCGTCTTCAAGGCGCAAACGGTAAGTTGGATACGTGCAGATAATTCCGTTAGGTATTCGAATGCAGGTCATGCTCGCTTCACTCCGAATGTCTTAACCAGTGCCGACTCCATGCGACCTACACAGGCGCGGATACGGGCTATCTCTGTCTCTGGAAACATGCTGGATGCCATCTGCTCCAGTGCGCCTTTAAGTGGCTTACTCTCAACCTTCTCGATACGTGCCAGAGCAAATGCCTTGAGTGACTGCTTGATGCTTCGACCGTCTACGCGAGCACATGCCCGGCATAGTTCAGCGTGGAGGATGGTCTCGGGAAATTCGTTATATTCCTGCTCAATGATTTCTCGCGTGTTACGTGCTTCTTTCATGCTCCAGCCCTCCCGTAAACCATCATCAGTCTCTTTCTCGCATCACTCTGCATGAACTCCGCTACAACACCGTTATTCTCCGGGTTGTATGGGGTGAACATCTTCGGATCGTCACTATTGGTTTTATCTTTCTTGATAACGCCTTTTGCTACCTGGCTACTCTGGTTAGCATCAACGGCACGCTGCCTGATGGACTCGCCTCCGCCATTCTTCAGCCATTGCTGGAACGCCTTTTCGCCGGGGAATACGCCAATACCAGGAACGCTGCGCAATCTGCCCATGAAACGAAGCTCTTTCGCCTCTTCGTAGTAGCGGTTTCGACTGATTCCGACTTCCTTGTAAATCAGATCAACCTTGTCTGGCTGGTTAGCTGATACGTAATCAAGAATGCGTTGCTTTACGCTGTCCATCATGCGGCTCCATTAGCTTTGTTGCGTTTGTACTTTGCCATCAGTATTTGAGCTGGGGTCGGACCGAGATCTGCCGCTGGCGCCGCAATAGCTCTACGCACAGGGGGGATCGGCTTTCCATCGATAACTCGCCTTTCCCACATGTCCAGCAAGTCACTGGCTTCACGTCCAAGCTCGCTATGCGTTAACTGGCGTTCGGTGCTGCGGTGGCGAAGCTCTACGCAGACGTGATACATGACCGGCTGAGACCATGGGAATTGCTCACTGGATGTGAACTCGAATGAACGGTTGCGCCAGTCCCAGTATTCGGCGATCACGTTTTCCACCGTGATATTCAGTACCCCACCGCTCTGTTTGCACCATGCAACGAACTGACCAGGCGATGGCAGGAACGGTCGCTCCTGGCGACGTGCCACTCGCATTCCGGCATCAACCTGCTCCAGTGAGTGGATCCCGTTCTCCTGAAATGCTAGCAACCACTGTCGGCGGAACTCATTCACATCCTCCTGGCTGCGAAAGTTAGCCATGCTTGCCGGGAACGCTGCTCTAAGCTCGCTGAATAGCTTGTTGAATATCTGAGCCACCTGTTCAACCGGCGCGCGCTCCTGGTACTGTTCAGGCAGGTTATGTGCTACACGGCCCATCTGCTCGCGGTCGAAGTTGTGCATCTGCTCTGCAATAGATTTCATGGCATCACTCCATAGGCCCAGTCAGTGTTGTTGAAATCCAGATCAGGATTGCCAGTTCTGCTCGCTCGCTGCCCCGGCTGTTTGTTCTGGTAGTTGAGTTTTTGGCTTGCAGTGATAAACCAGTTTTTTGGCTTATCAGCTGTAAATTCGATATCAAGTCTCTTCAGCTCATAGGTGAGGTCTATGTTCTGGTAGAGGGACAACCATTTCTGGAAGTGATCGTGATTAAGCTTGATGACCACTCCTTCAAAGGCATATTTCGATAGTGGGGTAATTTCACCCACAGGAGCGTCAGCGACTGTTTCTAATGGTTCATTGACTGGTTCAAAAGAGTGACTGGTTCTGGTGCCATCTGGTGGCATAGGGGGTGTGCCATCTGGTGGCATAGGGGGTGCAACGTGATTGCATAGCCCTGTGCTTTTTAGTGGCACAGGGGTAGCATCAAGATTCAGGTAATAAACATTGGATGTATTACCCTTTCCGTTCGCTACTCCTATGCGATTTTCCCGCTTAAGAAGCCCCATCATTTCAAGTGCATCGATATGATTTCTAACGGCTGTTTTACTGCATTCGCAGTGATCGGCTATGTGTTGATATGATGGCCAGCACTCACCTTTGTCATTCGCATTATCAGACAGTTTGATGAGCACCAACTTCCTTAGAGGATTTCCAACCTTAATACTCATGGCTTTCGCCATTAAATTCATGCTCATAATTCACCTGCGCTAAAAAGGAATTGGTTCCTCTACTGGGGGAAGTTGTGGACCATAAATACCGACTGCTATTTGCTTAGCCTCCCATTCTCTCAACGCTTCCTCTTCCTTGATCCTGAATGAGGTTTCTGCATCCATGACGGCGAACGCTTTATTGTCTTCAAAGACCAAAGCGAGACCTCGGTTGTTGAAGTTTTCATTGACCACCTGCGCCCCAATTCTGATAAGACGCTCAGCAATGGCCAGGCGATCTCCGAACACGCTAATGCCAATATCTTCAAACAGGTCAGGTAGGTTTAAGTTGGAAAGCTTCTCGAATGAGATGACGGAGTAAGTCATTGCAAGGTCTTCAACCGTGCCATCCACCTTTGCTTCGCAAAGGCATTCACACTCATATTTGATTTCATCGAGATCGTCTTTGAAGAACTCTCTCGACTCGTTAATTCTTACTTCATTAAGGGCTTCGTGAATTTCACGTTCAGATCTTGATGGGTCTTCACAGTGAAAGGCAGCTTCGACCTTGAATGGATAAGGAACGCCAGTTGCTGACGATAGTTCTTTCGCTCTGATTTCCGGGCTGGTTGTCGTCATTCCAACCTTAAAAATACCAGGCATATATTCGTTGCTGAGGATATAAACCCAACCAGCCATTCGAAAATCTGTAGGGATGGCCATTTCTTCGAGTATGCCTGGTTGTCTTTCAAAGGCATTTAGGTGCATAATTACTCCTGTGAATTGATCCAGTTATTCGACTCAGAATTGCATGGTGATTTGATCTGAATCCTCGGTTGCCGCCGGGGATTTTTTCTTTGTGAGCACCGCAGCTACTTCTCTTGCCAACCGCGCCATATCGTCATCAACGACACCCCATTCCAGAACTGCCAGCATCATTGCCATCTTCGGCAGCCACGTTTCTTTCCAGCGGGTTATCTGTGCCTTATCGACGCCGATCTCTTTAGCTACGTTGTTGCCACCTTTCATGGCGATTTGGTTAAGCAACCAGGACAAAATGCGCTGGGCATTGGCCTTGTTGCGATTAATTGAGTTTTCCATATGTGATAATTCCTTTGGTGTGAAATAGTTAATTGATAAATGTTTGTTCTTTTTATCGTGCACCATTGACAGTCATCCATGACCACGCCGGGCACCCGACCATATACCGGGCCGTTCGGTAATATTTTTAAAGAGATTTTTTAGGCAGTAAAAATGCCTGGATACAGCACTTCCTTTGACAGACCGGTCGCTTCTTCGTATTTGCGCATCTTGGTAACCGGGAGGCTTCCGCCTCGCTTTTTAAGCATGTTGATGGCCTGAGGAGTAACCCCTACCTTTTCGGCTAGGATTTTCTGAGAACCACCAACAGCACTGATAGCCATGTCAAGAGGAGTAACAGTCTTCGGTTTGTTGATCATGTCTTACTCCAGTTAACGTTAATCAACACCATGTTAATTCATGGCGTGGATTAAATCAACATCATGATGATGGAAAAAATACACATCATGTTTACCATGGAGGGAAGCGGAGGTTTTATGAGTGGAATTGCAGAAAGAATCCGGCATTTACTTGCCAGAGAAAATATGAAGCAGAAGGATTTAGCTGAACAGCTTTCTACGAGTGCGCAGACTGTCAATAACTGGATTAAGCGTGACTCCATAAGCCGTGAGGCTGCTCAGCAAATTTCAGAGAAGTATGGGTATTCTTTAGACTGGCTTTTAAATGGCAAGGGATCACCAAAGATAACTGATGATGCTGGGATCCCTCCTGAATCAGAATGGGGAACCGTAGACGCATGGGACAAGAACACGCCACTACCAGATGATGAGGTTGAAGTGCCGTTCCTTAAGGACATTGAATTTGCATGTGGTGATGGGCGCGTACATAGCGAAGATCATAACGGTTTTAAGCTGAGGTTCTCAAAGGCAACATTGCGTCGCGTTGGGGCAAATAGCGATGGTTCTGGCGTTCTTTGTTTCCCGGCAACCGGTGACAGCATGGAACCAGTAATACCTGATGGGACAACCGTTGCGGTAGACACGAATAATAAGCGCATAGTCGATGGTAAACTTTATGCTATCGCTCAGCCAGGTGGCGGAGACGATAAGTTGAAGCGCATAAAACAGCTATATCGCAATCCTGGTGGAATGCTGACTATACGCAGCTTTAACCGGGAAGATGAGACAGCGAACGAAGCTGATGTAGAAATCATTGGTCGCGTATTCTGGTACTCTGTATTGCTATAGATAGTAAGTGACCCGGCCACCGCGCCGGGTTTTTACTTCCCTTTCCTCACGAACTCCGCAGCATCCCTCAGTAATCCCTTGTGAATAACATTACCCACCGACCTCCTCTTGGCTTCCAGGCTATCCACAATCGCATCCCGACTAATAACCACCCCGCCAATAATCAACTCAGCAACTGCTCCGCCAATCTCGCCAGCAATGAAAGCTGCACGATCGTCCAATAGCTCATCCCGTCCCATATCCATTCCTAAACCCATAACAAAGCCCTCTTTGATGTTTTTCTGAGCATAACACCAACAAAGCACAAAAATAAATAAACATACAAATCAACAGGAAGGAATAAAATCAACATAATTAATCCACACCGTGTTGACTATCAAATCCACATGATGTTTAATTACCCCATCGGAACAACACAGCGTTTCGGTCAGTCGAACGGCGCGACAGTAAACCATGCGTCGGGCACCAGGCGGGTTCAGGATGAACGGCAATTGGATGCAAACGGAATGTTTTGTAGTGCGGTGAAATGCAACTGCCAGACAGTAACCGGGAAGATAAGCAACCCGGCGCCGCACCACAAAGGATTCCGAGCAAATCGGTTACGGCGCGTTAATTAACTTATGAGGTGAGGCAATGAGTGCAAATCACTTTCGATGTACCGGTCAGTGGAATGACGAAGAGTTCGATCGGATTATTGAAGCAGAGGATGAGGGCGATGCCCGTGACCACTGGATGTATTGGGCTTGGGTGGCTGGAGCAACGCTGAAAAATCTGGAAATCATACAGGCTGCCTAACTGGCGGCCTTTTTATTAGCTCACGATACAAACAGAGGGTAAGGCGATGGAAGACGATGATTACACGATGGGGGAGTTTTGGCGCGATATGAAGCCAGAGCTAAAAGAGCGGCGGAGAGTGGCAAGAAACTCCGCTCACGATGGAATGAAGTCGTTCTTTCTACGAAACGGGGTTGAGTTTGAGGAGGGGGAAAACACCCTGATATTCAGGACGCCAAATGGAACCGTCGCGTACTACCCGCCGAGCAAAAGGATGCAGCATAAAACAACATGGAGAACATGCAGCCCTACAGCCTGTATGAACTTCGTCAAGAAACTTAGAGCCGCCTGACAAGCGGCTTTTTTATTGCTGATACCACAGCGCCTTCACGAGGGTGCTCTGTTATCACGGCGGCTATCCACCGCTTACTAATTTTGCAGCGATGAAAATTGCATGCAGAGGTCTTTACGTTCAGCGGCGCGGCTTAAGCGCAGAGGGTAAATCATGATTAATCACAACATGCTTCGTGCAGCTCAGAACAAAGCGCTAATCGCCAGATTCATAGGTGATTCGGTGATGTGGATGTCGGCCTACAACGATATGAAGGCGGCAATTGGTTTTCCGTGGCACAGGAAATGATTATGAGTGAATTCAAAGGAACACCGGGGCTGTGGAAATACACAATCAGAAATGTGAATGAAATGATGACGACATTTCACGGCGTAGTTATGGGCGACACGTACATTGAAATTGCAACCAGAAACGAACGAGAGGATGCACAATTAATATCAGCGGCACCTGAATTACTGGAAGCTCTGCAAGACTTCATGTCTGAGTCGTCAGGAAATTCGAAATCATGCGGCCACGATTTCGAATGCATTTGCCGTTTTGATAAAGCTCGAACAGCCATCGCAAAAGCACTCGGAAAGTAATACCCACCACATTCCCCCTACTCGTCCGGCTATCGCAGACGGGAAGCGCACAACCAAATTTCAGGAGAGACCATGAGTGAAGTAACGGATTTAGTCGTTATCGA